TCAAGGCCTCAGGCTGAGAAGATAGAGGAAAAGCCTAAGGAGGATATAGAGGAGAAGAAAGAGGAGCCTTTAAAGCTTGATGAGCACGACTTTATTGGCGACCTTGATCTCGACGACTTGACTCGCGATAAAGGGGCATTCAATAAACTCCTCAATGTTGTATATGCCAAGGGAGTTACTGATTCAAAGAGAATGGCAACTGAAGGCGTGCTCACGACTATCCCTGATATAGTCAAGCACAATGTTACTCTGATGACTACCTTGACAGAGGCCAGGAATAAGTTCTACAAAGACAACGAAGACCTAGCCCCATTCCAAGCTGTGGTTGCAGTGGTATTTGAAGAGATTGCAGCTAAGAACTCTGATAAGAAAATCGGAGAGATTATGGAGCTTGTGGCTCCAGAGGTCCGAAACCGTCTTCAGCTTAAGAAAGCTGCGGTAAAGAATGAGAAGAAGGAAGATGAGAAGAGAGATCCTCCTCGTCTTCACGGAACAAGAGGTGGGAACCAAAGAGGGAACCAGAGAGAGAAGCCCAACACTTCTCCAATCGCTGATGAGATTGCAGCGATGAATAAGACTTTGGGCTATTAACAACTAACGTCAAAGATTGGAGGTATAAAAGTTATGGCTCTTGAAGATCGTGGTGCACAGCATGACAAGGAAGTAGTCGACAAGTTTATCGACCCTGCAGCATCGGTTGAGATGACTACACTCGACTACGTGGTGCGGCCGAGCGCGCTTACCGCCTCTATGGTAATCGTACTTCCTCCTGTGGCAGAGGCTAAGGGCCGCTTCTACTCAATAGTCGCAAGGACGGTTAATCAGGGATTCACTATCACTGTGTCGGACAGGGGTGATAGCGAATGCTGGGCCGACATTGTCCTTAATAGCAAGTGCGACAGGCTTCTGATGTATAGTGATGGGCTGTTCTGGCATCCGATAGCGGCGATCACTACCACCTTCCCGAATGGGTATGACTATCCGTAATGGATAGATTATGTAAGACCGTTTAACGATTAAACCGACTTTAACGATCAACTCTTAGGAGGTAAAAACTATGTTTCTTGGAATGAGAGGTACGGGCGACTGGGTAGCTGATCAGCGTCCTATGAACTGGAGGGAGCAGATCATGTATCTGTATCCGAATGGAATGGCCCCTTTGACTGCCATCTTGAGCATGATGGGTTCTGAAGCCGTTGACGATCCTCAGTTCCATTGGTGGACGCAGGAACAGTCTGCTGTCAGTGGAGCTGTTGCTGGAGTGTTTATACTCCCTGACTTGTCAATTGCTTACGTAGGTGCAGGTGTTGCAGGTGATGTTGTCTACGTTAGCATTACCACTATCCTGGCAAATCGGATTCGTGAAGGGCATCAGATCCTTCTTCGCGACGCTTCTGATTACGCAGTCGACGTGGTTGGAAAGGTTACCGGAGTCACTCGTGGAAATGTGCTCTCTGTCCTGGCAGTGAAGTTGCTTGAGGCTGATGATAATTCAGCCACTCATGATCTCAGCAACTGCGACACGTTCAAGATCATCGGTAACATCAACCCTGAAGGCGGCGAGATGCCTGACGCCATCGCCCTCAACCCGACAAAGGTCTACAACCTTACCCAGATCTGGCGAACTCCTCTATCCATGACTCGTACGGCGTTGAAGACCAAACTTCGGACTCCCGAACAGCGTGCCAAGGCCAAGGCCGAAGCTCTGGAAATGCACTCCTGGGAAATGGAACTTTCATTCCTCTGGGGAATCAGGACTGAGAACATCGGCGATAATGGCAAGCCTGAACGAACCACTATGGGAGTGATCAACTTTATTCGCCAGTACGCGGCGGCCAACTGCAGCGACTTTACCTTGGACGCAGCCTATGCAGGTCATACCTGGACATCAGCCGGCGGTGGTAAGACCTGGCTCGATAACATGCTGGAGCAGATCTTTCGCTATGGCGCCTCGGAAAAACTGGTCCTTTGCGGCTCTGGGTTCTTGCTCGGACTTCAGGCCTTGGCCGAAGCCAATGGGCAGATGAATCTTTCTGCTGGTCAGAAAGTCTATGGGATGGAGATTGTCAAGTGGCTTACGCCCTTTGGCTATGTCTATCTCAAAACTCACCCGTTGTTCAGCTACGATGTGACGACCAGAAACATGGGCGTTGTGCTGGAGCCGAAAGAACTGACTTACAAATACATCGACGATACAACCTTCTACGGCGAGTCCTCAGCAAAGCAGCATGCTGAGGGCTATGGTCAGCGGCGAGTTGACGGTATCAATGAGGAGTTCTTGACTGAGGCCGGCCTGGAATTTGGGCTTGCTCAGAAGTGCGGGCTCCTCAATGGTGTTGGTTTGGATAATGCTCTGGTGCCTTAATCTCCACTAAGGCGCCGCTAGGGAGAGGGATTCCAGACTCCTTGCCCTCTCCCTAGCCTTTTGAAAGGTAATAAGATGAACTTCTTACAAATGAGAATTAAGTTTCGTGAGCTCTCAGGCCGATTTGATCTTGTTGACTCTGTTGGTACTGACCTAGGTGCAGGTTTCTTCCTCAATGAAGGGAGGAAGTTCCTTGATCGGCTGGATGAGACTCAGAAGTCATGGGGAACTGCTTTTCGATATCTTGATATAGGAAAGTATGGAGTTCAGTTTCCTTATTGTAGAGCAATTAAAGAGGTCTGGGTTGGTTCAACAACTGAACGGTGGCAGTTGGAGAAGAAGAATCTTCAAGACCTAATCAACGGTTATATGCTTGATAGTCCTGATCTTCGTTCTACTGGGACTCCTGAATTTTATTCACCTTGTATATCAAGGATAGTTCCAGAGAACCAGATAGCTAATACATTTGAGTCATTTGCTGGTTGGGTAGATGCCTCAAGTGGGAATGCCCATGAGTATAATGCTATCTTGGTTAATGTTCCTGCGGATACAAAGTTAACGGTCATAGTTAATGGCCTATTTTATTCGGCTGAGTTGGTTAATGACACTGATGAGAACCAGTGGTCTGTTGCACATCCACTGTTATTATACATGGCTGCTATGAGGCAGATTGAAGTGGTCAATCGGAACACTCAGGGGGTTAATGACTGGGAACGGGCTATTGGAACAGACATGAAATCCTTAGGCTCGGACCTTGTTGAAGAACTCATAGGCGAATGTTCAGAGATGGAGGGGTAAGATGGAAAAGAGAATTAAGAGTCTTGAGATGATCACTGAACGACTCATGAGACGCTCCACTAAGCACACAGTGGGATTGATAACTCCTTATCCAATATCTAATGCGGTATTTGGAGATGGGATAAAGGGACCTGTTCTCCGTTATATGTTCCCTTGCAGTGGGGTTGTTTCAAAGGGGCTTGTTAAGCTTGGGAGCAAACCTAAGGTTCCTGTAATGCTGTTTATTAAAGTCTTCAATGAACAAAAGTCAGAAGCAAAAGGAATCGCCATCGACAAGCGGTTCTTCTCTATTGAGCCTAATCTCTCAGTTTCAGCTGGAGACTGTCTTGAAGTTGTCCTTGAGCCTTCCGACGAAGTGGTTACAGAAATCTGGCTCTCCTTCCTCTGGAAACCTGAGATGAAAGATGTCGAGGCGAAAAGTTTTTTAATCGAGGAGCTTGAAAATGATCTACTTAAAAAGAAAGCGTTGACTGCCGAGTAGTTCTCCATGTAATGGAGATGAAAAAGACCGTTTAATCGTTAAACGCACTGATTCTGAAAAAGGTGATCAAGATGAGGGAGTACGAGTGGATCGTAGACAAGGCACTGACCAACGGACTAAGTCCAGAGCCTGTTCTGACTAATGCTGAGTTCCTCTATCAGTGTTTAGGATTTAGGTGTGGAAAGGGAAGACTTGAGCCTCATGTCTTGTTGACTAATCCTATTCCCGTTACAGTTGATATGTACTACGACTGGCCCTTTCCTCAATTTATTGCAGGGGATAAGTATAATATCTTGGTGGTTAGAGATACGACTAATCAACAGGATTCTATATATTCGTTAAGTGCTGACCATGCCACAGTGACCCACGTCTTTGATGTTGACGAGTTGACGTTTGGTAAGGGGACGCTCATGGAAGTTGCAGACTTTGGTGAGTATATCTTTATGACCAATGGAGTTTGCATGATAGTTTGGAATGTGGCACTTGGAGCGTGGCAAGCATTTGATACAAGCACTACAATTCCAATGATGAAGACAGTTTGTAATCTTAAGGGCCAAGCTGTTGGAGGTAACATTGTAAGTGCTTGGCACGACTGTGATGAGACCTACTATGTTTGGTCTAAGATTGGTTCTATTGACTTCACCCCTGATGAAGATAATGAGGCTGGTTATAGACGCTGTCCGTTTGGGGGAGAAGTTTATCATACGAGGAGAATAGGAGAGGGCGTTATAGGGTATTCTTCTAAGGGAGTTATTAGAATTTATCCTGTCTCCGCACCAGCCACGACTATGGGGTTTGAAGAGCTTCATGATGTAGGCCTTATTAATCGTGGAGCTGTTAATGGCAATCTTCGACGTCATATCTTTGTTGATGCTGATTATAATATTGTAGAGGTAACCAAAGAAGGTGTGAAGGTCCTTGGTTATCAATACTATATGGAGCAGCTTACTGGAGAAGATATTATTATCCAGTTTAACTCATCTAATGGAGACTTCTATATTGGTAATAGTACGAAGACCTTCTTGTTGACTCCTAAGGGATTGACTGAGGTTCTTCAACATCCCTCAGCTGTGTGGAGAAGTAATAAACAATCTTGGATGGTCCCTGATACAGCTGACGCTGATCTTCCAGTTATAGTTACAGAGCCCTTTGACATGGCTTATGCAGGGCAGAAGACACTATCTTCGA